CGTCCATGACTTCTGTATCCTGCCAGTAAACACGGAAAGACTGCATATATTGATATGGTCTACCGATTGATGTCATTTTCAAAAGCGTCCACCTCCAGGATGATTCATCATTCCAACGTAAAAATACTCTCGTTTTTCATTCTCATACGGCTTGATTCCAACACTGGAAGATGCAATTTCTTTTTTCAGATCATCATAAAGCTGTTTCCAGAAATTCATTCGATTACCAAAATTAAAAGAGACAGGACCAACACTGTTGTCTACGTCCTGTCCGTATTTGAACATCATATGTTCTAGCAATTTCAGTTTTGCCATCTTAAAATTGTCTGGATACTGCTCTAATACAGCTGTGATCTCTTCATCGGAAAGTGCAGCTGACATTTCATCCTTTGATACATCAGTATCCGCCAATTCGAACCGCATCTTCATAACATCATCGGAATTGATATCTTCTGGAAAATAGTTATACATCATTCTCCTCGCCACCTTCCGGCTGTTCTGCTGGTTCTTCGGTTTCTTCTATTGCCTGACTAATATCAATATCAGTGGAAAGATCAGCAAGTCTTGTTTCAACCGCTGCCTTAATTCCTTTTCTTGAATCAATCTCATGCAGCAATTCTAAGACCGGTACATCTTCCTCTGTCATGGTCGCAATCTCAATTTTTGCCTCATCAATTGTTTTTTGGATGGTTGCAAAGAACTGTGATAACTGCTGTGCGTTCATTACAAGCTCGTGCTTTGATTGTAATAACGGAATTGATAAAGTGTTAGGGTTAACACTTAAATTCTCTGTATTTGCTCCATTTACACTTGCTGCTTCTGCAATGTGTCCAGACTTCTTTAAGAAAAGAGAGCGTCGTTCATCTACGACACCCTCTGGAACAATTTCTCCGACCTTATACTGCCTACCGCAAAATTTGACTGGCTTTAATGCAACATAATTCATACTAAGCACCTCCTACTCAGCTACACATCCTGTTAAGAATGTTGCGAGATCATCGGAAGTCTTTTTCATATCTGTTGCCATAAGTCCTTCGATGAACTCTGTATGAGTTCCACCTTCTCCGTCAAATTGTGATGTAGCCATCCACTGTCCGTTTCCTAACATATCCCATGTATAAATGTATCCGGCGGATGGTTCTTCCAAAGATACTTCTTTTGGTGCATAAGTCATTAATGCACTGCTGTCGTCAAAGACAAACTTCATATCGGCTTTCTGACCGATCTCTGCTGCATTATATGTTGAATACAATACTTTAACCTCTTCAAAGCCGAGGACCGCTGCAATTACCTGTTCGTCTACAAGTGCTGGGTTTGGTGTTGATCCTGAACCAACAACTCGATCTAAGAACTGTGGATGATTCTTGATTGCTTTAAATGTCTTATATCCTAAGCATAATTTGTTTGGTAATCTACGTCCGTTTAAAAGCATTTCCTGTTTCATATCGTCAAACGCACCTACGATATCAGCATTGGCATCGTCGAAACGCACGAACTGTTTAGATGTTGAAGCTGTTGTTTCTCCTGTCTTAACATTTCCCCATGCATTAGCATTGAAAAACTTGTTTGCAAAGATCATATCAAGATGTAAATTCATCTGCTCCGAAATCTGTCTTACCTTTGCACGTCTTGGATCAATCGTTGCTGGTGCTCCTGTTCTCTGATAATCCAGAGATGTGATGTTATCTACACCGACAATAACCTGATCTACCTCGCATTTGTAAGTACCATCTGAGTGAGAAAATACAGCTGGATCTACTTTGCCGTATTTAGGCTTTCTTCTTACCTGATCTTTTGCAATCTCTTCTTTGTTGAAAATGTAGTAATTTCCTGTACTTGCCTGTACTGGAAGGATTGGAAAGATACTTGGTGCAACGTTCATTCCCGGTGCCTGAAAATAGCTCATTGCCATGTTAGTTAAGTAATAATTAGGTTTCCAGCCTTTCGCAATATCAACTGCGATTGCTGCTGCGTTATTATGTCCTGTGCTCATTTATTCTATTCCTCCTTTATTTACGCTTCGTATCCAGCATGGATGATCGCAACTCTTACGATATCTCCTTTTGCTGTTGCCGGTGCAAGTGCCATAGCTAAAATGTACTGCCCTGTGGTTGCCTTCTGACAAAATCCCTCTGCATCTACAGCAAGGAAATCTCCAGAATCAAACGCTGCACCAGCGGTCCACATGCCCTGATTTCTGATCTGAACAGTAATATCATCGCCTTTGGCTATTGTCTCATCTTCAAGGACCACAATTCCTGTTGCTTTCTTTCCAGCTTCAGGAAGTTTCGCTCCATCTTTTGTTAATACGACTGCTGCAGCTGTTTTAAGTGCTTCTCCAGCTGTCGCAACGATCACTGGGCTATCATTGATCGGATTGTATTCATATGTTCTGTTTGCCATCTTCTCTGTATCTCCTTTCCTATTTGTCGAACATTGCTCTTAATTCAGGATCATTCTGCATGACGATATCCTGTGCCTGTGCATCCGTTAAGTTCGGCATAGATTTCTTGATCTCTGCTACCTTTGCATTCATCTTTGCAGCACCTTCTGTATCGTTGTTTCCTGTGTGAGCTCCACCAGACTTACCAATTTCCTCAAATAACCCTGATTTCTGGATCACTGCAAGGTTGTTATCCATGGATGCAATGAAATTGTTGTAAGCTTCATCGGATGTTTCCTTCATGGATTTCAGAACTGGCACTAAGTCCTCCGCTTTTGTCCCTAATAGTTCATACTTCTTAGCAACTTCTTCTAAGGACTTCTGTTCTGCTTCCTCTGCTCTCTTCTGGATCGGTTCCATGATCTTTGCCATCATGTCAGAAAAGTTCTTAGTAACATCTTCCATGGCGTTACTCATTGCTTTGTTAACTGCTTCCTGGATCTGATCTTCTCCAGCTCCGGAATTAAATCTTTTTTCAGTACTCTCTTTGCTTGCATCAGCCTGTAATGCTTTTAATGCTTCTTTCTTTTCTTCTTCTGTCATGTTGCTAATATCAAATGCCATATTGTTCTCCTTTACGACTTCGGTTTCTTTTTCTTTGTTAATAGTTTCAGGATCGCAAGATTTCTCAATTACCTCTTGCATTTTTGCGATTTCAAAATCATCCGCAACAACAGTATCTTCTTTGTCTGTTGCTGCACGTTCTAATTTGATCCAAGACTTGGATGCATCATCCGAAAATGCCTTAAACTGATCAATGCTCTGTGCGATCGCTGCCTGTTTATCTTCACACTCTTTATCGAGTAAAATTGACACGATCGACTGTTCCAGAGAGTTACAAGCATTCCAGATTTGATCTCTTACGTCATAGATCTTTTTTTCGTTCATTACATCATCAAAGGATGTTGCTTCATCTTCCATGGATTTCCTGACATCCTCTGAATTTACTCCTAAGCTGTCACAAAATGCATTAAAGAATCGCTTGAAAAAGTTTCCCTTCGGCTCTTCTGCACCTCCTCTCTTTTTAATCAGGATATTTGCTTTCTGATCTGCTCCGATGTCTACTGCATCAATCTTTTTTACTTCCAGATCTTCCAGCTTTGTCTTTCCTTTTGTTTTCATGTTTCCTCCTTTCTAACGACACTTTTTCGAGTTTTAAACACGAAAATTGCATTTTCTAATGCGTTTATTGCGTTTTCAATGCATTTTATTGCGTTTCAAAAACGTAAAGTGCAATTTCAAACATAAAAATAGACCAATTTGCATTTTTGCAAAATGGTCCTTAGTTGAACTAATTTATTGATCTATCGTTTTTTTAGTTGAACTATTTAACTTTTTCTTGAACTAAATTTTAGATTTAACTTAATTTTTAACTAATTTAAAACTAAATTTCAGTTTTTTCTTTCAGATTTCACTTCCTCAATGATCTTCTGAATTTTTCTTTTATAGTTCTTATTCCCTGTCAGCCTTATGTGGCTTTCCAAAGTCCTTAGATTTCTGGATGTTGGAACTCGTCTACGCTCCACATTCTTCTTAATTGCGATCGCAACTCTTTTATTCCTACAGTGCGTATGATGCAGATCAAAGCAATCAGGATTGTAAACGATCCATTCATCTTGTCGGTGTGATTTCTTAATCTTAAGAATGCGATCATCTCCTAGTTAATTCCTTGCCATGCCTGTTGCAGCAAAAATCCTAACAGTTCCCAGATCTTGTTTTTGATCCTTCCCATGCAAATATCTTTGCCGATCTTTTCATCGTAATTCTTTGGATCAACACACGAAGATGATTCCACGATATCAAAACCATTTCGAAGTACACAACGAACAACTGTTGTTGTCTCTCCCATCGTGATTGTTTCCGTAGATGCAATAAAATCATCGACCATCTCTGGACCAATACTTACTCCAGACGGAAGATTTTTATTATCATCCACTTTCATATATGCTTTTTCGAAAACGTCCTTTGGAGACCAAGATTCGTACCCATCTGGATAGACAACCTTATACCCTGTGATCTCCTTTGTAACTGGGTTCCTCTCTGGTTCTGCCTGAATCAACTTAGCACCGATATATTTATCCATTATTCTTCCTCCTCAACTTCAATACGTTTCGCTTTGCCCTCAATACTGAACATCGTATAAGTTCCGTCTTTGATCTTTGCCCATACTTCATCGTCTGTGATATGGAATCCAACCCACCAGCCCTCTGGCAACGTACCTTCCTCTATACCGATAGTTTTCATCTTTTCCTTAGTGAATATAATACTCTCGATTAAAACGCCTGCACCGCCTCGCTCGTGCATCTCTCCGGCTTCACGATAGAACTCTACATAGGTATATGCTGTCTGTTCTAGTTCTTCCGGATCAATTAAATCGTTCTGGCGGTCAACCAGCTGATTTCCATTCTCATCGACTGCAATCTTAGCCCATCCAAAGACGTACTGCTTTTCTTCGTCCTTCTTAGTAATATCTACTCGATTCAAGGACTTTCGTATACTGTCCTGTGTCTGTGCTGGGGATCGTATATAATCGTTAAAATATCTCATGCTTCCTCCTTCTTATACAGCCGATCAAAGTCATTCTTACGAACTACATTCAACCGACCGACTGAATCTTTTACAACGTAGTCTCCTATTCTTGCAACAAGTCTGCCGCCTTTATATCTCCGTGCATTAAAATAGACCGTGCATCCTATAACGGCTATTGCTCCGTCTTTCTGTACACGATCTATCATAATTTCTTCGGTATTCATTTTCTTTGTGAACCAGTCAGGGGCGATCATATCAATATCAGGTGTGATCTGCACTGCCTGAACTGTCTGCTCTATTGCTTTGTACTTCATCATTCTTCTTTCTTTGCATATCGTCCAGTTCCATTTGCATAATGGATTCCGTCACAGATTTTCATAGTTACTTCTAACATCCCTAAAGGTTCAAACTGCCTACGAATATTTCTCGGAATTGTCTTATCCTTTAACCATTCATGCATATCGTCCAGTAATTCAAACCATTCTTGTTCGTGTTCTGATACATCCATATCTTGTTTCATTAGCTGATCGAATCTTTCTTTTAATTCAAGATGTTTTTCCATTTTCTAAAGCCTCCATCCAGTGCGATACCTTCTGATAATCTTCAATATTTCCTGATAACATCATTTTATCATAGATCATATTATTCAGCCAGTCATACCTATCTGGTAACGGAACAGAAATAAGCTTCATTGCAAAATCATAATCATTTTTAAATAACCCAGCAACTTTATTTATATTTCTTAAAGCTTCTGTCATATGATCGTACTGTGATTCAAGAATTTGTATATTCTCTTTCTTGCTAATCTCCTGTGCTGCAAACTGTACCGAACCCTCTTCCATGTTCTCATACTGTTTATACATTTTATGATCATATTTTGTAACTGATCTAGCGTGTAACTGTTCATGTAACAAAATATGTGGGGCTGTTTCATGTCTGGTTATAATATCTCCGTTCCACTGGATACCATAAACACCAGAATCATCATCAACTACGACCTTTCCACTCCATGAGCTTTCAAGATCAAGATGTTTGTCTGCAATCTCTGACATTTTATTAGCATGAGTCTCTATTTCCTCTGTGCTGTACTCTCGCAGTTCATCTTCTTCTGTTTCATACGCTGCGGTCATAGATTTTGAATTGACATACATAACACAGCATTTACACCTCGGATGAAGCGGAGGAAGTAGCTTACCTGGGGCAAATTCTTCGTCCATTCCAACAACTTTTCCGTTCAGTTCTCTACATGTGCTGCATGTATTCTCACTGTCCGTTGCGGACCATTTTTTGTCCTGTGGTGGTAATATACCCTGATCGACAAGATTCTTTGTATGCTGGTATCTGCCATACTCATAGGCAAATGCTCTTTCGGTCTGTGCGATCGTCTTTGCTCTTTCTCTGAGCTGATGTTCTGCATACTTCATCTGCTTGTCTCTTGCCATCTGTTCAATCTTTTCTGGCTTTGTTCTTGGGTGTTTCTTCTCCAACTCTGCCTTGATCGTCTCATAATACTTCATAGCTGCCTGAGTCTGTGGCTTTGTTAAACCAATACAGGGACGGATAAACCTTGCAAGCTCATCTGTTCCCATATGTTTTCTTATTCCGATATCGATCATTGACTGAATTGCATCTTTCTGTACTCTTGTACAATTCGTTACAAGCTCAGCTGTGTGATTTTCCAACCAATCAGATACCGCCCAATGATCTGCATCAAATTTATATCCAATGTCTATTCCTTTGTGCTGGTTTTGATTTTTAGCACCAGCTTTCATTGCTTTAACCATCTCTGGTGCAATCTTATCATGAACCAGTTTTGAATAATCCTGTTGCCATTCTTCTACAGATTTCTTGGAGATCACACCAGCCTGAATAGCTTCTCTGATCTCTTTAAATGTAAAAACCGTCTGCTGATCCTTCCAATACCTGACCAGCAAGCGTGTTAATTCTGGACTGCTGCTATTAAGAAACCTCTCTAATGCTTCTTTCACATCATTTGGCTTCATCGATCCACGCTTCTTAACCTTTCGGAATAGGAACATATAATCAGCTCCTTCCTAATCGTTTCTTGGCTTCCTGTACCTTTCCATCATCTTCGGCAACGTCCTGATTGTCCTCTGGGTGTACATTATTTCCCTGTGATCCAAGATCATTTGTCTGCTGATCTTCTCTATCAGGATCAATGAATCTTTCATCGTCAGCTACCTTTGGCGGCAAATTGGCGGCTTCTCGAACATATGTTTCCAATTCGTCGTCTGGGATCAATACACCAGTGCCAACCATCGTCTGGATGTACTGTGCTAATTTGTTCATGTCGATCTTTTCAATATCTCCGTGAACCATCTTCGGGTAGTCTGTGATCCCCTTGAAATGTTCTCCGTTTAGATCAATCAATCTTGGGATCGCTTGGTTATTAAACGCTTCACAGATAATGTCAAGGTATGATCCAATCGCTACAGCAAATAACTCTGTCTTATCATCGGACAGTGCAAATGATCCAGTGTGTTCATGCCCCAACAGAATAAAATCCGCAAGCGTTGTCATTGCTATGCGGCTATCATAACGATTTATGATCTCGTTCGTATCAATCTGTCTGCTTCCACCTGTGGAAACAAGCTCGAACTTAAATCCCGGTGGTAACACGATTCCAGCACTTTTGTCTTGTCGGACATTCTTTACCAAACTATAAGCCCAGGTTAACATTCTTGAGCCTTCGGGATCATCTGGATTATACAAGTCAACACCTTCTGGTGGTGTGACCATCGGTATACCAGCGAGATCTCTTTCAATCCCGATCCCTTCAAATTCCTGAATCCCTTTTTTAAAGTACCAGGAACGATAAGCATTTCTGAGGATGCTTCGTCCTTCTGGATTTCCTTTTCTGGATCTGGTTCTGAAATGGATTGCCTTTTCCAGTGGAATCGTATAAAGCCCAAAGTTTGGCGGTGGCATTTGGGTCATGCCGATAAGATTATCTTCATTGTCATACTCCCACTGATACAGAGAATCCTGTGATCGGATAGGAAGCTTTCTCCATCCGATTAAACCATCATCATATTTGCTGTTCGTCTTAGGATTTCCTGTCCGCCCTGATCTCCTCTTATATACGATCTCATGATACGACCAGCCGTATGTAAGGAATGATAGGATTTCAGAGACTGTATCAGTCCATGTGGTCTGCATATCATTCATGCAAGACTCAACAAACTCTGCTGCCTCTATGTCCTTTTGATCGTCTCCCTGTGGCTCTACGGAAAACTGTGCCTGTCTAAGCAATGTATCTAACGCAAATATGATTGCTCCAATCACATCGTCGTTAGATTCCATTTCTGTATATACCTTTACTCCTCGTTGTCCTCTCAGCTCTGGGAGAAATTCTTCGTAAAAGCTACCGCCCCACCGATTTTGACCGATGCGACCTATTTCATCATACAATGCTATTTCACCTCCAGTAACTATCTTTTGTTCCAACATCACTTCCTGGAACACTGATTGGTTTAATTTTGTTTCTGTAGCAAGATAAAACAACAGCATCTGCCCGGTCCGGAGACTCTCCGATGCGTTCTTTCATTGCTTTTTTTGATTCTAGTCGTATCTTCCCTGATGAACTAAGATCATATTTTCTCGCACTTAATTGTGCGATAAGCTCTGTATCATTTGGTAATACTGCTTCTTTTTCTTCTAACATATCTCTTAATATGGACCATGCATAAGATGTGATATCATGATATTTTTCTGCTGCTTTCTTGTCTGGAACGGCAGCAGAAAAATTAACCGGAACGATAACTACACCAGATAGCTTTCCTTCCGATTTTAATTCATTCAAACGATCTGTTACTCCTCCACCAAGACCAGTATCATCTATGATCACATATATTGTTTTTTTATATTTAAACTTTTCCTTGATATTCCTACACTCTACAACAACATCTCCTACAGTTTTCATTAGATCTTGACCATGCCTAATCTTTTCTAGTGTGATCTTGTTATTCATATTTCTTGCGATCACTGTGTCATCATCACCAAAACGGGCCACATCGACTCCCAAAGTGCAAATATCAGCTGGTGGTATCTCTTCCAGGATGATCGATGCTTCCAACATTTCCAAAGGCATATAAACATCATCATCCTGTTTAGGAAACAATCCTTTTACTCTGACTCTGACAACATTACTTTCTTCTCCATATTTCCTGATCAGAGAATCAATGTTGTCCTTATTAGTTCTTTTAGACTCTGCGGAGTTTACAGTGATGCAATAATATAATTTACGATCCGATGTATGGCTGTCGTAAAATGTACCGCTTGCTTTTGTCGGGTTTCCACAAAGTAGCAATTTATTATTTGATCCTGTCAGAGTACCTAAGATTGCTTCCATGATCGGATCTGCAACACCAGAAGCTTCATCAACGATAAATAGCATATTATCCTCATGGAATCCTTGCATATTTTCTGGAGTGGTTGCTGTTCTTGCTACTGCATACCAACGTTCTTTGCTGCCAATCATAGATATTTTTGTTTTGGTCCACTGTAGTATCTCCTTCAATAACGGAGATTTACTTTGCCACTTTGAAACCTCTGCCCATAGAACATCGTTCAACTGGTGCAGTGTTGGGGCTGTTGCAACAACTCTTGCATTCTCAAAACAGCTTAAAAACCATAACAATGTTGCGGCTTCAAATCCTGTTTTTCCAACACCCTGTCCGGATTTTATCGTTACTTTTGAATTATCTCTTAAAGCAAATGCTGCTTCTTTTTGCCATTCATCTGGATAAAAAAAAAGAACTTCTTCAAAAAATTGAACTGGATTCTGCTGCCATAAAGGAATACTCTCTACAAGGAAATCATGTAATACTCTATCATCCATCTGATTCCCTCGCTTTTTTTACAGCATCCATCCAAGATTGAACTGCATCTTCTCCTGTATCAGTTCCACTGTGTCTGATTTGTTCTGTCTTAGCTCTGATCTGCTCAATCTTAGCTTTCTGTTCAACTGTAGCAATATCCATATGATCTGCAAGCCATTGCAAAGCTTTCATCTTATCAACCAGCTTAATACTCACTCCATCTTTTCCTTGCTTCACTTCCGTAATCAACGTTCCATCAACATCTTCAGATTGTTTGAATTTCACAGTATTGACTTCTTTTTCGAGAACTTCTTTTTCTCCAGTTTCTTTGTTTTCTACCATTACTGGACCAAAAGCACCCATAACTTGAATATTTTCTCGCCCAAACGATACATAATCTGTCACATCTGCAAACGCAATATCCATGTACTTTTGAAAGATATCTTCCTGCTTTAACAGTTCCCTGTTCATATGATTCTGCTTTAGCTGTTCAATCTCTTTTCTGATCACTGGATTCTTCATAAGCCTGCTTCCTAATACGGCAGCAGATGCATAAGTACATCCTGGATAAGCTTTCATGTAAGCTTTCGTATAATTAAACATTCTGGATTGGTACAAACAAAAAAGCTGCTGCTGATCGGTAAGTTCATCGTTAATTACAACTTGACTTACATCCTCTGCAACGGCTTCTTTTTTGTGTGCACCCTTTTTATTTTGTGTGCACCCCTTTTGGATGCATCCTGTCTTTTTGTTCCTCGACCATGCGTATCGTTTCTTCCACGATTTCACAGTATTTATCGAAACTTCATACTTGGCAGCAATGTCTTTATACTTCATTCCGGCCACATAATCGGATTCTGCCAATATGTAGTTTTTTTCTTCATTCAAACATTACCACCTTCTTTCTTATTTCTTAAATGGACCTCCAGGGACTCGAACCCCGGACCGATCGGTTATGAGCCGACTGCTCTGACCTGCTGAGCTAGAGGTCCTTAAATTTATGCACGAAAAAAGCACCCGAAGGTGCTTGATTCTTTATATTATCTAGCTTTTGTTACTCCAAGTACGCTCATCAATGCTTCTCTTAATACTCCAGATACATTGATATGAGCTTCTTCTGCTTCTCGATTTAACCAATTGGGTAATGTCACATTTCTACGAACCATTTTATTATCGATCGCTCTTCTATACTCTGTAAGATCAACATCAACTAAAGATACAATTCCTTTTCCATCTTCTGCAAACGTTCCATTAGTCACGTCAACATCTGCTATTGGTGTAGGTTCTGGTATTGGTTTATTTTCATCCTGTAAATTGATACATGCTAAACCGATTGCATCTCTTGCCATTTCTATCGCATCTGCAATGGTTCCTTTTGCCTTACCCTCTTCATTTGCTTCTGTTAAAATTCCAAGATCCGGAACTTCAACTAAAATATTCGTATCTACATCTGTAAAGATAACTGGGTATGCTCCTTTCATTTCGTTCTCCTCCTATTATAATATATCTATTATGTGTTAAGGACAGGGGATTTTATAATCCCCATTTCCTTAAAATTGCTCTTGCTAACCTTTCATTTATCTCGCGATGTCGTGGAATCTTTTCTTCATCATCCCCTCGCTTATAAATATCATGGTTTCCTCCGTGTCTTGCAAATTCAAAACCCGCTTTTTCAAGTTTCTTCACTAGGTCTCTTTGCTTCATAAGTTACCTCCTTATGATTATATTATACACATTTAGTGTGTATAAGTCAACGCCTAGTGTGTATTTTATGTGTATTTTGCATAAAAAAGTGTCTTCGACACTTCAACTCCCCTGCCCCTCATTCTTGAGGGGTGGGTTTCTTTTTTTGTCTTTTTCCTTCATAATAGAATCATGAATATCCTACAAGAGATCTTTACAGATCATTATGAAGAAATCAAATATACTCTTCATCCCAGACCTGCTGAGATGGAAAATATCGATAAGATGATCAACTGTGGTGATCCTTCTTATGGTGGTGCCATGTATGGCTGTATCCACTGCGGAAATCTCAAGTTTGTTCCTTTCCGTTGTCACAGCCGTTTCTGCCCTACCTGCGGTAATAAATATTCCATGGATCGCACTACCTCTATGTCCTTTAAGCTCGTTAATGTCAGACACCGTCATTGCGTTTTTACCATTGATGCGTCCCTCCGTGATTTTTTCCTGCAGGATCGCTCTCTCCTTAACTGTCTCTTTCATTCCGTCTCCAGTGTTGTCCTTCGCTTATTCTCTAAAATGAACAAACACAAAAACTTTACCCCTGGTTTTATCATGGTCCTGCATACTTTCGGCAGGGATCTTAAATGGAATCCTCATATCCATTGTCTCATCTCTGAAGGCGGTTACAGTGATGATGCTTTCTGGCGTAATGTCTCTCATTTCAACTATACTTTCCTTCGCAATGCTTTCCGTACTGCTCTCCTCAAGGAAATGTTGCTCCGCATCGGTCCTTCTTTTAAAAAAGTTTCTGCCCGTTGTTATCTGGAACATGAACACGGCTTCTATGTTTATGCCAAACCCAACCGTTGTGACCCTAAGACTGTTACCAAATATATTGGCCGGTATCTTGGTCGCCCTGTCATTGCCACTTCCAGGGTCGATTCTTATACCGGTGATCTTGTCTCTTTCCATTACAATCGTCACGAAGATGATCAATACGTTCAAGAAACCATTCCTGTCATGGATTTTATCAAACGCCTTATCCGGCACATCCCTGAAAAACATTTCAAGATGATCCGTTATGGCGGCCTTTATGCCAGACATCGTTCCATTGATAAAAAACTCCATCTCGCTATTTCGAAAGAAAAACGGCATACTTTCCGTTGTTTTAACCGGTGGCGTACTGCGATCCTTTCTTCTTTTGGCTATGATCCTCTGATCTGTCCTCATTGTAAACAACAGATGGTGATCCTGGAAATATATCATAACCATCGCCGCGTACCTCTTGAAGAATTATACGAGAAAGCAATGTCCCGCTCCCGTGGAAAGCGTTCTTCTGCATGACCACTTCTTTTTATGCTATAATCCTCATATAAAGGAGGAACCCTACCATGAAAAAGAATATCAAAGAGCTACGCGAAAAATATATTTCAAATCCCCCAGAAGGTATGACATCCGAGGACATTCGCCATATGAGCGAGGATGACCTGCTGGATATGGATTATTTTCTAAATGAAGATGTGTTTGGTGATGATTTTGGTGAAGAAGGTTTTTATATTTTCTAAAACCATGATCATCTGTTTGCTCTGCCCACTTTTATGTGGGCTATTTTTCTTTTGGAAAGGAGCCAAAGGCGAACTTTCCTATAAAGCAAAAAAGTTCAAAGAACGCTGAGAATTTGTTTAAATATAGTTCATTACAAAAAAAGAACCCCTACATAATCTAATCTGATCATGTAAAGGTTCTTCCAATTCTTTATGTAATTATTCCACTACTCGTCTTACACAAACAATTCTACGGTAGTTTGCTCTTGGCGAAATTTTGATTCCTGTTTTTCTGTTACTTGCATGTACGATCTTTCCATTTCCAATATACATCGCTACATGTCCATTATAACAGATGATATCTCCTGGCTGTTTCTCATTATAAGAAACTTTTCTTCCTGCTCTTCTTAATTCAGAAGAAGTTCTTGGAAGATTATATCCAAATGATCTGTAAACTGATCCAATAAATCCTGAACAGTCAGCTCCTCTGTTTAGGTCTGTTCCACCCCATACGTAGGAGTTTCCAACAAAACGCTGTGCAAATTGTGCTACTGTCTGTCCTTTGTCATATGTTGTTCCTTCTAATGTAGGAGCATCTGTGTTAATATAAACATATTTCTTTAAGACATATCCTGTCTTACCGTCTACAGAAACCTTTCTCCACTGTCCACTTGTTGAATAGAATGTGACAGGTGTTCCAATCTCTAATCTCTTTAAAACTTTTGATCTTTTTGATCTGCTGGATCTTAATTTGCACCAGTGTCTGAAGATTTTTCCATTATATCCATCATCAGCCTTAACCTGCTGTTTTGGTGTTGTTGTGATTGCTGTACCAAATATAAATAAAAAGACTAATGAGAAAATTGTTATTTTCTTTAATCGTGATTTCATTGATAACCCTTTCAATTGTTACACTTCTGTTACATACTTGAAGAATTTTACCATATAACGACACAAATGTAAAGGAAATAGTGTATTGTTTTGAATTTTATAATTAACAAATGAAATAATTGTAAAATTTGTATCATTGTGTTCTTTTTTTACATACAAAAAGAGACCTGATAAATCAGATCTCTTCAGCGTGGGCGAGAAGATTCGAACTCCCGGCCTTCTGGTCCGTAGCCAGACGCTCTATCCAGCTGAGCTACGCCCACATATTCAATTGTCATATTTGACAATTCAGATGTTATTCACATCTAAATGCCGCAGACCGGAATCGAACCGGTACTCGATTTAACTCGAACAGGATTTTAAGTCCTGCGCGTCTGCCAGTTCCGCCACTGCGGCATATACATACCTTAATTATCTGGCATATAAGTGGGACCAATAGGACTCGAACCTATGACCCTCTGCTTGTAAGGCAGATGCTCTCCCAGCTGAGCTATGATCCCAAACGATTGATTTAAACACAATCTAGCGACCCGGATGGGAATCGAACCCACGACCTCCGCCGTGACAGGGCGGCGCTCTAACCAGCTGAGCCACCGGGCCAGAATGTAAATTATTTAGTTTAAATGGACCCTCGGGGACTCGAACCCCGGACCGATCGGTTATGAGCCGATTGCTCTAACCAACTGAGCTAAAGGTCCGTTTAAAGCCGTTGACCGGACTTGAACCGGTAACCTGCTGATTACAAATCAGCTGCTCTGCCAATTGAGCCACAACGGCATATTAGACGATATCACTCATTTATGAATCGTAATGACTCCAACGGGATTTGAACCCGTGTTACCGCCGTGAAAGGGCGGTGTCTTAACCACTTGACCATGGAGCCTGATTGTTCGACCGCTTCACGGTCTTAATACTTTATTCAGTATTTAACTCCCCGAGCCGGGCTCGAACCAGCGACAGCACGGTTAACAGCCGTGTGCTCTACCAACTGAGCTATCGAGGATT